GGCTGGCGGCAACATTATCCAAAATCCATACCTATCCATTGCCAACCGTTCGCTCGAGCAATTGAACAAGCTCGGTGCCGAATTTGGAATGACACCCAGCAGCCGATCACGAATAAAAGCTGATCTGGTTGACCCAGCAGAAGAGTTAGAGCGCCTGTTGTTCCCAGGCCGCCAAGTGAGAGTAACCAATGACTGACAACGATTTATCTTATATCGCCGAAGGCTTGCGGAGTCTGGTAGTCCCCATCGATGACCTGCATGTCGACCCGGCCAACGCGCGCACAAAGCACGCCCTGGACCGCATCTCCACGTCGCTGAAAGCTTATGGGCAGCGCAAACCTATCATTGCCAACCGCTTGCAGAGTGGCAAGATTGAAGCTGGCAATGGAACATGGCTTGCAGCCAAGAGTCTGGGGTGGACTCATATTGCAACTGTGTTCGTGGAGGATGACCCAGCGACCGCGGCTGCGTATGGCATCGCTGACAACCGTTTGAGTGAGCTCAGCGAGTGGGACCGCGATGCGCTTGGCGCACTGATCCCAACTGTAGAGGACCTATTCACTGGCTTTACACCGGGCGAGATACGCGACCTTCTCGGGGAGCAGGGCAGCGGTTTATTAGTTGACCCAGGCGAGCCGCAGCCCGATCAGCTCGCGGCCCTACGTGAAAAGTGGCAGACTGCACTTGGGCAGACGTGGCAGTTGGGAAAGCACGTCCTCGTCTGCGCAGACACAACCAAGCTCAATGCCGAGGCCCTCGGCTGGATGGGAGCCGCTGCCTTGGGATTCACATCACCGCCGTATTGGGTGGGCAAGGACTATGAACGCGAAAAGAGCGAAGCTGAGATAGATCAGTTTATCGGACGGGTGGCCGAAGTAATGGCCGCTGTCGTGCGCGTGGATGAGTCTCGCATTGTGATCAACACAGGCACAGGCTTTACAACTGCGTTCGAGAAACGCAAGAAGCGTCAGGTGCTCCTGCTGATCGACAAATGGGCGGATGCCTTGTTCAAGCTGGGATGGAATCTGCGTCACGTTCGCCATTGGCTGAAGGAAGGTCAGCTCTCTTCCGTGTCTCCCAAGACCGACCTGATCGACCAGCACGCCGAATTCATCGAGACTTTCGAGCACGATGATGGTGCAGAGATGCAATTCACTGACGTGCTCAGCGAGCAGGACGTGGCCACTCTGGAGACATTCTACAACCGTGTTGGGAAGAATCGTGGCCAGGAAAAGACAAACCAGAAGTGGGCGCTGCGCTCCTACTGGGATGATGTGAAAGGCACGGCAGGCGCACATGGTCATGTTGCTGCTTTTCCCTTGGAGATCCCAGCTCGCCACATCCTGCTGTACACCAAACCCGATGAGGTTGTCTTCGAGCCGTTCAGTGGATCAGGCACAACCTTGATTGCATGCGAGATATTGAACCGCGTGTGCATTGCCGTGGAGATTGACCCTGGCTATGTAGCCGCGGCCCTGGACCGCTGGCAGGTGATGACGGGCGACATGCCAGTGTTGGTGGTGTAACGTGAGCATAGACCTTTCCTACATCGCCGAATCCCTGCGGCCGCTGGCCGTGCCGATCGACAGCCTGCACGAGGACCCCGCGAACGCGCGCGTAAAGCACGATGTGCCACGCATCGCGGCCAGCCTGCGACAGTATGGCCAGCGTAAACCGATCGTGGTCAATCGCTTGCAGAATGGGAAGATCGAAGCGGGCAACGGCACCTACCGAGCTTCCAAGAGTCTGGGCTGGAGTCATATCGCGGCAGTCTTTGTGGACGATGACCCTGCTACCGCTGCGGCGTTCGGAATCGCTGATAACCGCGTGGGCGAATTCAGCCGCTGGGATGAGAATGTGCTGCGCGAGATCGCCAGCACGACGGGCGACCTGTTTACAGGCTTCGAACCCGCAGAACTGGATGAGCTGCTGGGCGTTTCTGCGGAAACGGAGCCTGCCGCAGTCGTGGAGGATCTAGGCGGAGACCCGAGCCGCGCGGAGGAACTGCAAGCCAAGTGGCAAGTGCAGGTTGGGCAGGTCTGGAAATGCGGACAGCATCGCATCATGTGCGGGGACTCGACCCAGCGCGCCGATGTGGCTCGGCTGATGGACGGGACTCTGGCGCAGATGATCTGGAGCGACCCACCGTGGAATGTCAACTATGGCGGCGGAGTCGATCAGGAAAATGCCCAGGGATACAAAGTGCGAGGCATGAACAACGACAACCTGGGCGAGAAGTTCCCCGAGTTCGTCGATGGTTTTTGCAAGCAGATGCAGAACTATAGCGCACCAGGTGCGCCCATTTATCTTGTGATGGGTGCGCAGGAATGGCCCGTAATTGATGCTTCGTTGCGGGCGCATGGCTTCCACTGGTCGTCTACGATTGTATGGGTGAAAGACCAACTGGTCTTATCCCGCAAAGACTATCACACCCAGTTCGAGCCGATGTGGTACGGCTGGAACGAAGCAGCCGCGCGCCTCGTGGAAGTGGAAGACCGCAAACAGTCAGACGTGTGGTTCATCGACAGACCGAAACGATCTGAAGAACACCCCACGATGAAACCATTAGAACTGGTGGAGCGCTCGATCCGCAACTCCAGCCAGCCAGGCACGATCGTGCTGGATCTGTTCGCTGGCTCGGGCACGACGTTGATTGCATGCGAACGGCTCGGGCGAGTCTGCCGCACGATGGACAACGACCCGAAATTTGTATCAGTTTGCCTTGAGAGGTGGGCACAGGCCACAGGAAAAGTACCTGTATTGGAGGCAGCATGTGAGAGGTAGAAAGCCCCTGCCTAGCAAAATGAAGGAGCTGGCGGGTAATCCTGGCAAAAGGGCTATCAATAAAAAAGAACCAAAGCCTATGTCAGCGGTCCCACAGTGTCCGCGGCATCTGAAAGGGGATGCTAAAACCGAATGGAAGCGCGTCACGAAGGAGCTGCATAAAATCGGCGTCCTTTCACGCATCGACCGTGCTGTGTTGGTGGCGTACTGCACCGCATGGGGCGACTTGGTCACAGCCGAGGCGCAGATCGAGGATGAAGGCGCTGTCATCGTTTCGGATAAAGGTGGCATGTACCAGAATCCCTGGGTGGCCATCAAGAAACGATCGATGGACCAGATCGTAAAGTATGCGGCTGAATTTGGAATGACGCCCAGTAGCCGCTCAAGGTTGAAGGTAGAGTTACCAGGCGAAGAAGATGAAATGGCGAGCCTACTATTTGGAACAAAAGCAAAGGTAACCAAGTAGTGAGATGGCTAAAGCTAAAAAGAAAAATGCATTACATCCAGCCGAGCAATATGCGCGTGATGTAATCGACGGAAAAATCATAGCGTGTAAGTGGGTTCGCCTGGCGTGCGAACGCCACTTCCACGATTTGGAGCATGGTCATGAGCGTGGCTTGTGGTTCGACCGCGAAGCGGCCGAGCGCGTGCTGCGCTTTAAAGGTTTGCTGAAACATTCAAAGGGCAAGTGGGCAGGGGAGCGCCTGATTCTGGAGCCGTGGCAGCAGTTCAAAGACTGGGTGATCTTCGGGTGGAAAAAGGCAGATGGTACCAGGCGTTTCCGATCAGCATATATCGAGGTGGCCCGCAAGAATGGCAAGAGCACAGACAGTGCAGGGTCGGGACTCTACCTGGCCTTTGCAGATGGGGAAGCAGGCGCGGAGGTGTACAGCGCGGCCACCAAGCGCGACCAGGCCCGCATTGTGCACGTCGAAGCCATTCGCATGGTGCGGAAGAATCCCCTCCTCAAAAAATACATCAAGATCTACAAGGACAATCTCAGCATCGAGGAAACCGCCAGCAAGTATGAACCGCTGGGTGGCGACTCGGACAGCATGGATGGTCTCAACGTCCACGGCGCCATCGTCGACGAGCTGCATGCCCACAAATCCCGCGAGACGCTCGAACTGCTCGAGACTGCCACAGGCTCACGCCAACAGCCGCTGATCATCATGATCACTACGGCAGGCTTTGACCGCATGAGCGTCTGCTATGAAAAGCACGATTACACCCGCAAGGTGCTCGAAGGCTGGAAGGATTGCAGTTTCGAGGATGATTCCTGGTTTGGCGTGATCTACACTCTGGACGATGGCGACGATTGGAGAGACGAATCAGTCTGGATTAAGTCCAACCCTAACCTTGGAGTTTCAAAATATCTTGATGACCTGCGCGTCAAGGCCAAACGTGCTGGTCAGATGGCTGCAGCGCTTAACAATTTCCTGCGGCGCGAGTTGAATGTCTGGACCCAGGGCGAGGTCAAGTGGGCGCCGATGGATGACTGGCGCGCCAGTGGTCAGGACAACATCCCTGCACTAAAACTTCCCGAGCATCTCAAAGGCCAGGTCTGTTATGCAGGCCTCGACCTCTCCAGCAACAACGACATCACCGCCTTCGTGATGGTCTTCCTCGGTGAGGATGGCGAGGTCTATCCCATTTGTCGATTCTGGATACCCGAGGACAATATGCTCATACGTACCCGCGACGCGGGCGTGAAATACAAGGAGTGGGCGGATGCTGGCTACATCGACGTCACGCCTGGCAACGTCATCGACTATGACTGGATCTTTGAGCAGATCGAAAAAGATGCTGACGAGTTCGACATTGACCAGACCGCCTTCGACCGCTGGGGTGCGGCGCGCGTGGTGCAGGTCCTCGAAAATAAGGGCATGACAATGGTGCAGTTTGGGCAGGGCTACAAATCGATGAATCCACCCATGAAGGAACTGGAGCAGATAATCCTGGCACATAAGATCATGCATGGCAATAATCCCGTGTTGACCTGGATGCTGGACAACGTGGTGGCGCGTGTGGATCCTGCGGGTAATGTCAAGCCAGACAAACAACGCAGCCGCGAAAAGATCGATGGCGCCGTGGCTCTGATCATGGCCCTCGATCTGGCGCTGCGCCACCCCGAAAAGAAAAGTGTTTACGAGACGCGCGGTATGCGGTTTATTGGTGGCGGTCCACGTGCTTGATTTCCTTGGGTAGTAGCGGCCTACTGATGGCATCACAAACAAAGGAGTACAGCATGAACGTCAATAAGAAAGATTACGAAGAGGCCATTGAGAAGATTGAAGAAGCCAGGGAACTGTTGGATGAAGCAATCAGCCTTCTGGAAGGGGCAGTGCGGTTGACAAACGACCGAAATGCAGAGGCATATCTGGTCGATCATTTGAAGATCCTGGCCTCCAGTGATCACGGCTTTCTGAGCCGCGACTTGAACTGCGATACCTGGATCGAGCGGCTGCGTGATGAGATGGGAGAAGACGAAGAGGACGAAGACTACTAGGCCATTAGGTGGTAAAACGGGCGCCTGCAGGCGCCCGTTTTTGCTTGACTTCCTTTGAGAGTAGCGGCCTACTGTTGGCATCACAAACAAGGAGACTGACATGAGAAGCACAAATAAAATGATTGAACGCCAGAAGCGAATTGGAAAAATCTTCCGCAGACTGATGAAAGAGGGCTTTGACGCACAGGTCGCTATCAAGGTCGCCCTCGAAGAAACCTGCGAAGCTGAATAGAGAGAACGATATGAAACATTACAATCACCAACCCAAAGAGACAAGCCACGAAGCTTATACCAAGCGACAGACTGAGATCGAAACCCTGCTGAAGAAGATCAACACAGGGCTAGAGATGCACAAGCAAACCGAGAGCAAAGACGAAAAGAACTGGGGGTATGCAGGCGATCTGGAATACATTGTCAGCAGGTTACAGGATGCCAGCGACTTCCTGAATAACGAGGGAGAATACGCCGAGGTAGCACAATGGT